ACATAGACCAGCTCCAAAGGCGGATACTAAAACCGCACCGACAAGAGTTAAACCTGGTACTAAAGAAAAACCACAAAGAGGTACACCGTATCAACCTAAACATAAACCTGCACCAAAGGCGGATACTGAAATTCCTGATTTCCTTAAGTTTAATAATTTAAATATTACATTTAGAGATGAATAAGAACGTAAAAGAACAAATCGAATATGATGGACCAGAAAGAATGTCCCCTGATATTCAGTCCAAATTAGAAAAGGGTGAAACACCTATGTCAGATAATCCTGCACTTCCTCGTAAAGATGATGATGAAATGGATAATTCTTTTGAGCAACTTATTGCATCTAAAAGATTTAAAGATGTGGTTGAAAAAGTTAAAAGATATACAGGACTTCAAACTGTAAGTCAAAATCAACTTATGAACTTACAGATGATGATGATGCAAGCCGTACAAGATGTAAAACAAATGGAATCAAATAATGAAGGTTATTTGGAACAATTGGCAGTTGATTTGGTAAAACAAGAATTGGCAATTCCTGATGATGCATTTCAATACGATGTTGAGTTAACATCTATGCCAGGTCAAATTGACATGTCTGGTATGAGAAGTGATTCAGAGGAGCCCGAAGATGAGGATGTATTAGAACAATTTGGTGTTTCTGAAGATGAAGCTGAAGATGACTTAGAAAACTTTATGGCTGCTTTTGAAAAGTTTGATTTAGAAAAAGCTAAAAGACGTTTTATTAATTCATTGATTCAGGGAGCGTCTAAAAAGGGACATTATATGTTCCATTTAGTTGAAGAACAACTTAATAACATTAATCCACGACTTTTAAATCTTTATGGTGTATTGATGTCCATTAATGATTTACTTTATTGGATTTTACCTGACCAAATGGTTATGTCTGCCGCTGAAAGTGGACAAGGTATGGAAGGTAAAGAAGAGGTTGATGAAACTACTGACCCACCAACAATTAAAGCTAAAGGATTATTTTTCCCTATCTTAGTACATGAAATAGTTAAAGGTGTTTACGAGGTAATGGGAACTCAGGGTTTACCTGACGACCCAAAAGCTGCTGAAATGGTTATGGCATCTCAAGATACTCTTCCATATGAAATATGGGATTTACGTTTAGGTCCCGTTATTTGGGAAAAGTTTACACAAGCATATCCTGACAAACTGTATGAAGATGATATGAGAGAAATTCAAAATTATTTATTCTCTCGTTTCTCGGCACTTACAACTGAGGAATTTTTTGAAGTTGCTAAAATGATTATGTCAGGTTCAGAAGAAGGTAAAAAGATTGTTGCCAAAATGGTAGATGAAATCATTGATGAATTGAAATCTCAGGATTATGAGGACGCTATGTCTCAGTACTCTTATGATGACGATGAAGATGATGATGACGGACTTGCAGGTTTCTTAGGTGACTTAGGTATTTCTTTAACATAAAAATTACTTATTATGATTAGATGGGATTATCTAGAGAACAAGCATTATTGGAGTACGCTAAATGTGTAAAGGATACACCTTACGCATTAAAAACCTATCTACAAACCTATGATAATACACAATCACAATACGTACCGTTAGAATTATTTCCAGACCAAATACATTTAATTAATGACTATGACGATTATGAGGAAAATATTGCCTTAAAATATCGTCAAGCAGGTGTATCAACAGTAACCGCCGCATGGTCATCTAAAAAATTAGTTACCGCATCTAAGAAGAAACCCGAAAAGATTCTAATCATTGCAAACAAATTGGATACTTCGATGGAGTTTGCAAATAAAGTTAGGTCTTTTGTGGACCAATGGCCTGCGTGGTTTGGTATAACATTCTCAGTCGAAAAAAATTCACAAAGACACTTTAAACTCTCAAATGGATGTGAGGTTAAAGCAGTTGCCACGTCTAAGGATGCCTTACGTGGTTATACTCCAACAATACTTATTTTTGATGAGGCCGCGTTTATTGATGCTGATGATGATTTCTGGTCTGCATGTATGGCTTCACTATCTACGGGTGGTAAAGTTATAGTTATTTCAACACCTAACGGATACGACCCAATTTACTATACAATTTATGACCAAGCCTTGCGAGGTATGAACGATTTTAAAATTACTGAAATGTATTGGTATCGTGACCCTCGTTATGCTAAAGATTTTAAACTTATAAAATGTAAAGATATTGTTCATTATATGTTAAATCGTGAAGATTATAACGATAATGAAATTATTATTGATTATAGTCATATAAATCCTCGTGAAAGAGATTACCAAGAAATTAAAGAAAAATTATCAGATGGATACAAGGCATATTCTTCTTGGTTTGAAGGAATGGCAAAAAAACTCAAATTTGATAGAAGAAAAATTGCACAGGAATTGGAGTGTAACTTCCTTGGTTCAGGGGATAACGTCATCCCAAATGATACGATTGAAGTTATTAAAGAAAAATATATAACTAACCCTGAAAATAAATTCATGGGGGGTTCATTATGGCAGTGGAAAGAACCCATTGAGGGTCATAAATATGTTATGGGTATTGATGTATCTCGTGGAGATAGTGAAGACTTTACCACTTTTTCAATTATTGATTTTGACGAACGAGAACAAGTATTAGAATATTTGGGTAAGATTCCACCTGATGTTGCTGCTGAAGTTGCATTTAAATGGGCAACTATGTACCAAGCGTTCGTAGTAATTGATATTACGGGAGGTATGGGGGTATCAACATCAAGAAAGTTGCAAGAGTTAGGATATAAAAACCTTTATGTTGAAGGTGTTAATGTTGCCGATAAATGGAAGTACAATCCTAAAACATTAGAAAAAATTCCAGGTCTAAACTTTAACAGTAAAAGGGTACAAATTATTGCATCTTTTGAGGAAGCTTTAAGACATAACTTTGCAATTAGGTCAAACAGATTACTAAACGAATTAGGTACCTTTGTTTATATTAATGGTAGACCTGACCACCAAAAAGGACAGCATGATGACCTTATAATGGCAACTGCAATGGCGATTTATGTTGGTGAAAATTCATTTACCCAATTAGAAAAAGTTACAGAACAAACAAAAGCAATGATGGAAAGTTGGATGGTTAACGAAACACCTGTTAGAAATACATCTAATGATTTTAATCCTGGTGTACCTGTAATGCCGGGTGGTATACACGACCACAGGATGAATAGACAAGCCACAAGACAAGACTACCAAAATAATTCTTGGTTATTTGGTAGATTTTAATTGTTTAGTTTAATTTTAATAAACTTACTATTTATGTAAAAAAGAGGTATGGCAGAAAATTATACAATATGGCAACGACTTACCAAAGTGTTTGGTCCTGACTCAACGTTAGACCAACAAGCACCTGTATTTAAGTTTGATAAGAAGGAGTTGTTAAAAACACCTAATAAGCAGGAATATGAAAGGGAAAAGTTACAAGCACAACAAACCCTTTATTTAGGTCAACAATGGCAAAAAATTGAAAACAATTTATACTCACAAGCGGTTTATTATGAACCAACTCGTTTAGCCTCTTTTTACGATTATGAGAGTATGGAATATACTCCTGAAATATCTGCAGCACTTGATATATATGCCGAAGAATCAACAACAACTAATGAAGATGGATACATATTACAAATTTATTCTGAAAGTAAACGAATTAAGTCAGTATTGGCTGACTTATTTAACAACAGACTCGATATTAGTACTAATCTTCCTATGTGGACAAGAAATACTTGTAAATATGGGGACAATTTTGTCTACCTCAAATTAGACCCTGAAAAAGGGGTAATGGGTGCACAACAATTACCTAATATCGAAATTACTCGTCAAGAGAGAGGTATGAAAATCAAACCTGAAAGAAACTCTACTGAAACGGATAATGATTCTTTAAAGTTTTTATGGCAAAATAAAGACATAACTTTTAATACATGGGAAGTTGCACACTTTAGATTGTTAGGTGATGACCGTAAACTTCCTTATGGTACATCTATGTTAGAGAAAGGTAGAAGAATTTGGAAACAACTTATTTTATCTGAAGATGCAATGTTAATCTATAGAACATCAAGAGCACCTGAAAGAAGGGTGTTTAAAGTATTTGTTGGTAATATGGATGATAAAGATGTTGAACCATATGTACAAAGAGTTGCCAATAAGTTTAAACGTGACCAAATTGCAGACCCGCAAAATGGTAATGTAGACTTAAGATATAATCAAATGGCAGTGGACCAAGATTATTTTATCCCTGTTCGTGACCCTAACGCACCTAATCCAATCGATACTCTACCAGGAGCTCAGAACCTTTCTGAAATCGCTGACATTGAGTATATTCAAAAGAAATTATTGACCGCACTTAGAGTACCTAAAGCATTTTTAGGTTTTGAGGAGGTTGTTGGTGATGGTAAAAACTTGGCGTTACAGGATATACGTTTTGCTCGTACAATCAATAGAATTCAAAAATCTATGATTCAAGAATTAAACAAAATAGCAATCATCCACTTATACCTTTTGGGTTTTGAAGATGAACTAAATAATTTCACATTAGGTCTTACTAACCCATCAACACAGGCCGACCTTCTTAAGGTTGAACAATGGCAAAGTAAAATTCAATTATACAGAGATGCCGTTTCGGACCCTGGTAATGGAATTCAACCTGTTTCATCATCGTGGGCTAAGAAACATATTCTTGGATTTTCTGATGAAGAAATTAAATTGGATATTCAACAACAACGTATTGAAAAAGCGGTGGCATCTGAACTTGAAAAAACACCTGAGGTTATTTCTAAGACAGGTATCTTTGCAAATATTGATAAGTTATATGGTAACAAACCTGGTGAAGGTGGTGCACCTGAAGGAGAAACTACTGAACCTGCAGACACAGGATTCGGAGGTGGTGGTACTGATTTCGGAGGCGGAGGAGGTACTGACTTCGGAAGTGATTTAGGTGGTGATTTAGGTGGAGGAGAGGCTCCTGAGCCAGGTGGTGAAGCACCTGAACCCGCATCTACTGAAGCGGAAGTAACTCCTGAAAGTGTCAAAGATAAAGACTTAAATTTAATCTTAGAAGACGATATGATTAAAGGGGTATCAAATTTAGATTTATCAAAAGGACGTAAATCTTTGGGTGAAATTGAAGACAAACTTAAAACATTACTAGATGAGTAATATTTATAA